AAGCCGTATAGCTGATGTCAAGAATCCCCACGCCGCCGCTTTTTATAAAAGGAGGAATGAAAAATGATTGATTATAAGAAAGCCGAGCAGGCGGATAAATTGTTGTTGGAAAGCGGCGTCCCGTTTATGCTTGCTTACGATGATACTGCTAAACATATGATTTGCCGGGCGTTCGGTAACTATCCGACACTTAAAGAGTTTATCGTGACGATGATGGTGCAGGCGGTAGTAAACGTACAGAGCAAATACGGCGAAGAAGCAGCCATGAAGGAATTGATGGGTATGATGACTGAAGCGGCACAACAGTATTGCGAAGAAACAAAGAAAGGGGCAGAAAAGCATGAGCTCAATTAAACCCGCATTTGTGAATATGGAGCAGCAGAAACGCATAAACAATATCGTGCGTGCTGCTGAAGATCTTGAAGAAGTTATTAAACAGAATTGCCCTAAAGGCCGCGACAGAAAAACAGCCTTGCGAAAGCTTGAAGAAGTGGCTATGTGGGCAAATAAAGCAATCGCGTTTGAGGTGCAGCAATGAATAATGAAAAACTAAACGTCCTGCTGTTTGCGTTTCGGTATGCCGTGCACAGAATCCCTACACAGGCATTGGCAGCTATCCAAAGCGAATTGGTGACTAATCTTCACTGGTTGCCAGATTGGATACTGGAACAGATGGAACGGGATATTGAGTGGAACTTCGAGGTAATGGCCATGCGCAAGGAAGAACGTGGTACAGTCGGACTTGATGATGACTGCGAGTTCCAGAGACCTTTCTTGGAAGCAGTTAAACAGGAAAGGGAAGCGAGAAAATGAAGTATCTTGTAACCTGGAAGAGTATCGCCTTCCCCGATATGGATCTGCAAACCTGCGTTGAGGCTGAGAACGCTGATGCAGCGCAGGTTAAGGCAGAAGCGGAAGCTCCGAATGAATTTCAAGATGTCTATTATGTTGACTATGTGAAGGAGGGACAATAATATGAGCGATAAAATGAGCGATAACATGATTGATTTTGTGTGCGAACAGCTTGACGAGCTGAAGCAACAGCTCCGTGAGAAGCATCAGCAATACTCAACGGAGGATGCTTTAGCGAATTTCCGTGTAGGTGCTATGCTCAGCGGAAAGCAGGCTGATTATCCTGCTATGTATGAGGAAGCGAAAGCCTATGCGAGAAAACATATCGCTCATGTGTATGCGCATGATATTGACGGCGTGAAGGTTGACGAAAGCCTGAAGGATATAGCCTTGTACAGCCTTATTGAGCTTTACATGATTAAGGCATGGGAGCAGGAGACGGCAGAGTATCAAAACAGCGATGAATATAGAAACATGGTTGAGAACATCAAGAAGCGTTATGATTTTTAAGGAGGACATATAACATGAACAGCATTGTTTTGTTAGGCAGAATGACCAAGGACGCAGAAGTGAGATACACTTCGACCGGCAAGGTTGTAGCGAGTTTTTCGCTGGCGGTTGACAGACCTTACGCCGGAGCAGACGGTAAACGTGAGGCAGACTTTATCGACTGCACGATCTGGGGAAAGAGCGCCGAAACATTAGGCAACAGTGTGCATAAGGGACAGCGTGTGTTGGTGGAAGGCCGTTTGCAGATTAGACCATACACCGACAAGAACGGCAACAAGCGCACAGCAGCAGAGGTTGTGTGTGGACGTTTTGAATTCATCGAGCGCAGAGAGCAGGGGGAACAGCAGAGAGAACGCCACCAAGGCATGGAGAGCTTCGGGCAGCAGGTTCCGTTTAACGAGGAGATACCGTTCTAATGGCGTGGGGAAAGTATCATAATCGGAAAGTGGTTATCGACGGTATAACCTTTGACAGCCAGCGGGAAGGCGATTATTACTGCGAGCTGAAGATGTTGAGAATGGCGGGAGAAGTCATAGATTTTGAGCGGCAGGTGACGTTTGAACTCCAACCGAAATTCAAGCACTCCGGAAAGACGGAGAGAGCCATTAAATACATCGCTGATTTTGTTGTCAAGTACAAGGACGGCCGCACCGTTGTTGTTGATGTGAAGGGTGACAAGACCGACGTATATCGTATCAAACGGAAGATGCTTTTATACAAGCATCCGGACATGATTTTTGAAGAGGTATAGAACATGATTAATGTTAAGAGAATGATTGAATTCTGCTGGCAGCACGAAGAAGATATTCGCCGTGCGATTGCTGAGAAGCGTTTAGATGCAGGCGGAGTAGTCACAGGCGGCGGTGGGCATTGCCGAGTCAGCGATCCTACGGCGCAGAAGGCTATCCATAACGTATCTGACGTGCCGTGTGTAGAGGTGGAGTATGGCGCATATGTCAATGATATGCGTAACGTCATGACCATTAAGCGGCCGTTGCAATGGCTTAAAGCCGCTCACTGGACTAAAGAGCATTATACAGACAAGCCGCAGGGCGAACTGATTAAGCTCAAATACAGTGAGAGCCTGCTCAGAAATGATATTGTAGAGATAATGGGCATCAGCCAGGCAACCTATTATGCGATGTTAAGCGATATATTTACATACGCCGAAGGCCTAGCGGCAGGATTAAAACTGATGCCGCCGAAGCGGTGAAGATAGCGGGGGATTTCTCCCCGCTATTTTTTTGAAAAAATGCTTGACTATTGGACACCAATATAATATACTATAGTCAATGACAGGGGAGAAACCCCGATAAAGGAGGAAGAACCATGAAGAATGAAGAATTGAAGAACGCTTTAGAACAGGCTGTTATCGACAGCAACGAGGTTAGAATCAAAGAGGTTATGCAGAGCGTAGGCATTAGCCACGTAGCTGCTAACGATTTAGCGGTGATGTGCAAGAACATCATCAGAAATCATCCGGAATATCGCCTCATTAAATTCGTTGAGCCGGGGCAGAATCAGAAAACCGCTAGCCTGCAAGAGTGCGGCGTGCTGACCTGCTGCGAATATGACAACGGCAGTGAGGAGTGCTATCAATGAGCAGCGAAACAAGAATCCTACGTTGCCTTATCAACAAGGCAGGCGGTAACTCCGGGGCAGGCAGTAAGACGTATAGAACCACGCTGCCTGCTACGTGGGTGAAGGAGTTAGGTGTCAGCGAAGAAGATAGAGAATTGGCGCTGACGTTTGACGGAGAGAAAATTGTAATAAAGAAGGTGAAATAATGCCGCAGAAAGGAACATCAACTCTGAGAATGCGATGATGACGGCGCTTACATCGACGATGATGGCGAGCAATTCTGGATTGAGGATTGCGAAGAAGCCAACGAAGATTAAGGAGGGGAGAATATGAAATATTTCTATATTGAGCGCATCGCCCCGGATGGTCGTTTGAACGGCTTTTACACCCAGCAGGCCGAGAACCTTTCCCAGGTTCTTTACGCCTTTGACGAAACGGAGAGCGACGGCGGATTATACGCGCCGCGTATCACTGAAATCACTGAAGCGGAATACGAAGATTTCCCGCACTTTTATCCAAAAAATTGGGTGTATGGAGCGGAATTCTAGAATTGACAGTCGGAATTATACGTAGTATAATTAGAATTGAAGAATTATAAAAAAGGCATCGGGCGAAAAACTCGGTGTCTTTTTGCTTTGTTCACATAATTTGTCACCCTCTTTTCTCATATCAGTCGGCGGAATCACTCCCCGCCGACAAGCTAATCAACGTCGCTGTCACAGGCGGCGTTTTTTATTTGGTGACCGCAGGGACAGCGTGCCAACATCCTGCCAACGGCAACCCTCCTACGTTGGCAGGATACCAACAGCAAAGGACGTGTCATTATGGGTAGATTTGGACTTAAGATTAACAAATTGATGCAGGCTTTAGAAAGTCAAGGCGAGGTCTATATGCTGGATCGTCGGCAAGTGTGGTCGGACAAATTGCACAAGAAGGTGCAGTCACTGACGTTATCAAAGAGCGTGCCAACGGAAGAATATAACGCGAACAATCCTAAGCCGAAATCTACGCAGCATGAACGAGTTAAAGTGGTGGAGCTGACCACGTTTAGCGAGGTTGAGATTGTGTTAGCACTGGCGGCTAAATGGAAGCAGGTGACCAGGAATGGCAGACGAGTCAAGAGCAACACCTGCTGAGTTAAACGAGCGACAGAAGAAATTCGCCGACTACGTCATTAAGCTGGGCAGGAGTAACGCCAAGGAAGCCGCGGAAATAGCAGGTTATAGCAAGAAGACAGCGGGAGTACAGGCGAATCAACTCTTAAAGAACCTTAAGATTAAGGCTTATATTGAAGAGCGGATTAAGACAGCCGCAGAGCCTAGAGAGAGAGCGGAAGCAGAACGAAAGCTTGTAGCAGACGGAGATGAGGTTCTACGCTTCCTCTCAGCGACAATGCGTGGAGAGGTTAAAGACCAATTTGGGCTTGACGCTCAGTTAAAGGACAGGTTGGCGGCGGCGAAGGAGCTGCAGCGTATTCTTGATGTTGCTAAGCCTGCGGAGCAGAACAACGGCGGCAGCCAAACGCTTGTTATAGAGCCGATATACGGAGCACCGGAGGCGGACGATGGAGAATAGACGGAAGATATATTTCAATCCTATATTCCGACGCGTCAATGAGAGCCGCCAACGCTACGTTGTTTTAAAAGGCTCAGCTGGTAGCGGAAAGAGCGTCAACATAGCTCAACAGCTCATTTTAAAGCTAAGCAGCCAGGAATTTAAGGGAGCTAACCTGCTATGTGTTCGCAAGATAGACGAGAGCAACAGGGACAGCACGTTCGCAGAGCTTAAGACGGCTATATTCCGTATCTTCGGGGATGCATGGGAACGTCATTGGAGCGTGAGAGAATCTCCGCTAAGGCTGACGTGCCTTGACACAGGCAACAGCGTTATCTTTAGAGGGATGAAGGACGATAGACAACGTGAGAAGGTTAAGTCAATTACTAGCGATAAAGGTAAGCTGACGTGGATATGGGCTGAGGAAGCAACGGAGCTGACGGAAGAAGATTTTGATATTCTTGATGACCGACTTCGTGGCAAGCTGGATAACCCCAACCTCTACTATCAGATGATTGCCACGTTTAACCCGGTATCATCCACCCATTGGCTCAAAGGTAAGTTTTTCGACACGCCAGACGTTAATGTTCTGGCGCATACATCGACGTTCAAGGATAACTTATTTGTAGACGCTCAATATAAAATGCGCATGGAGCGCCGCAGAGAAAGAGATCCAGAAGGCTATAGAGTGTACGCTTTGGGCGAATGGGGCCTGCTTGGCGGCCAATATTTTAACAATTGGAGCGAAAGCCTGCACGTTATCAAGCCTTTTAAGATTCCAGACGGCTGGATGAGGTTTAGGTGTATGGACTGGGGCAGCTATCATCCGTATGCGTGTTATTGGATAGCAGCCGACTATGACGGCGTTATGTACGTTTATAGGGAGCTTTACGGCTATGGCGGCAAGGCTAACGTGGGTACTAAAGAGCCTAGCACGCTTGTTGCTCAACGCATAGCCGATTCTGAGAGCGCCGATAAGCGTTTGATTAGGTATGCCGTGTTAGATAATGCCTGCTGGGGAAAGCAGGACACAGGAGCGCCGAGTATAGCCGAGGAGATAAACAGAGTGCTAATGGATAACGGATGCATGATGTTCAACCCGTCTGTTAAAGGCAGAGAGCAGGTGGGCGAGGAAATTCGCTTGCGTCTGCAAGGCTGGGAAGATAAAGAAGGGAAGCGTCACCCAGGTATAAAGATATTTAACACGTGCTTTCATCTCATCCGCACGCTGCCGGAGATAACTCACGACAAGAATCAGCCGGAGAAATATGATACGAACGGCGAAGACCATGCTATTGACGCTATAGGCTATGGCTGTATGAGTAGACCGTGGAAGCCTACCGCACCGAAGAAGCAGGGTAAGCGTGACGGCTGGAAGTTTGATTATAACAACGAGAGCAACAGCAGAAGAAGCTTTATGGGAGTATAGAATGATTCGATTTGAGCTTAACATGACTCCAAACGATATAGAGTTAAAGGTAACAGGGCATGATGAAGAGCACAGCACGGAGTTCCACGCGGTATGCGGCATGGTGAGCGCTGTGTCGCAGTCATGCGTGTACGGCATTGTACACTTCTGCGATGATTACGAGCTGACAGAGTATGAGCCTGGACGAATTAAGGTCAAGGTCAAGAACCTGCCGACGGCGAGAGCGCTATGCTTATCATGTTTGGCAGGCCTTAACGCCATTAAGCAGCAGTTCCCACGCGATTTTGAGGAGTGAGAGATATGTTAGATGATTTCCAATACGCGCAGTCAGAGGATAACTCAACAACCTTTGTCGCTGAGAACAGCAAGTTACTGAGGTATAAGCGGTGGTTCAAAGAAGCCGTGGAGGCGCAACAGAAGTGGCGCAACGTGGCGAGAGAGGATAGAGAGTTCTACTCCGGCAAACAATGGGCGGATGGCGATAAGAAAACGCTTGAAGATGCTAAGCGCCCTGCGATTACCATTAACCGCATCAAGCCGCTAATCAATGTGTTAAGCGGCTATCAACGTCTTAACCGCTATGATATCGACTTCCTGCCCCGTACAAATGATGATGATGAGCAGGCGCAGCTTAGAAAAGGCGTTACGAAGTACATCATGGACCGCAGCCATTATAACTACGAAGAGAGCGACGTCTTTAATGACGGCGTTGTTACCGGTATCGGGTGGTTTGAAGTAGGCTATAAATTCGACTGGCTGGCGCAGGACGGCGACGCGTTTATCAGACGTGTATCGCCTTTTGACATCTACGCTGACCCGGAGAGCCGGGACAAGCATATGCGCGATATGAAATATGTTATCCGTGCCCGGTGGGTAGATAAGGACGAGCTAGCCGCCAAATATCCGCAGCAGGCGGATGAAATCAACGCTCAGACCGCTGCATATATGACGGAAGAAACCGAGAATGATAAGAAATACAATGAATTATGGTATTCGCACGAAACGAAGAAGATTCGCTTTGCCGAGTGCTGGTATAAGAAAGCCGTGCAGAAGCAGCTATTTATCCTAAAGAACGGCGAATTGGTGGAGCAGGTTACTGAAGATATGATAGCTTTAGGCATGATTCTGCGTCAGCAGACTGTGACTACTACCGAGATTCGTATGTTAGCCTTCTTTGACAATGTTGTCTTAGAGGATATTCAATCGCCTTATAAGCATGGATTTATCCCATTCGTTCCATTCATCTGTTACTATCAGGGCGAGGATGATATTCCTTCCGGTGTTGTACGTGACCTTAAAGACCCGCAACGTGAGATAAACAAGCGCCGCAGTCAAGAGCTGCATATCCTTAACACGCAGTCTAACGGAGGTTGGATTTCGGAGGAAGGCGCAATGTCGCCGCAACAGGAAGCATCCTTTAAGCGCAATGCTTCTACACCGGGCGCATTACTTAAAGTCAATCCCGGCGCGTTATCCATGCAGAAGCTGCAAAGGCTTGAACCGCAAGCACCGCCGTCTAACATCATTAATGCGTCGCAGGAAGCAATGAACGAAATGCCTAGCATCAGTGGTATCAACGAAGCTTTAATGGGTACAGACATCAGCAATTCGCAGTCTGGCCGTGCTATTGAGCTTAAGCAGAAGCAGGCTATTACTCATATAGCAGGCTTGTTTGATAACCTGCGTATGGCTAAAGAGCTGATTGTAGATATGTTATGGGGCAAACGTGGCGCACCTGGTATCATTCCGCAGTTTTACACAGAGCAAAAGACGTTTAGAATTGTAGGCGAGAACGGCGAACCGCAGATTGTTACTGTTAATCAACAGGTTCAACAACAGCAGGTTAACCCACAAACAGGCATGATTCAGACGATTACCAAGACGCTCAATGACTTATCCGTGGGCGAATTTGATATTGTCATTGCTGATACACCGGCTACATCGACACAGCGCACAGCTCAATTCTGGAGCTTAGTCGATGCTTGCGGCAAGTTGGGTATTCAAGGCAACATGATCATGGATATTCTGATTGATTTATCGGATATTCCGCAGAAAGCAGAAATCAAACGCCGACTGAAAAGCCAGCAGGAAGAACAGGCGCAGGCACAGCAACAGCAGATGCAGGCTCAAATGGAGCTGGAGAAGCAGAAGCGACTATCTCGCAGCATTGCCTACAAAGACCTGCAATTACCTTTGCAGCTGCAACTTGCGGCGCAGGCAGGTATTTTGCCGCAGCAGTACGCCGACGCGTTCCTGCAATGGAGTATCCAGCAAATGGCGCAGAGCATGGGTATGAGCGGTATGCCTAACATGGGACAGCAAGGCGTTATGCCACAACAATTCCCGCAGATGCAGCCAATAGCGCAACAGCCTACACAACAGGCGGCGCAGTCACCATTGACGCAGGCCGCTGTTAATGGTTTGGTTGAAGCGAATAAGCCGGTATTATAGGAGGTATAAACAATGGTAGCAGTAAGAAAGAAAAATGAAGAACAGCAGGAGCTTTTGGATGCATTGAATGAAGGTGCCGATATGCCTGCATCCCCTTATGAACGTCATGCATCTATGATGTTGGAGCGGTCCCAAGCCGCAGACAAGGCTATGAAGAAACTCGACCAGGCTATGATTAATAAAGCATTAACCTTGCTTGAAGCTGGCCGCGACGGCGCAGGAGATTTAAGTATTAAACAGATTGAAACAGCGATTGAGATTTACAAGGCATTACAAGCTTTGTAGTCACAATCGCTTTTCTTATATCGTGCCGCCGACGATAAGGGCGCATTTAGCCGACGGGCGTAAAACGTAAAGGAGTAATCACATATGTTTAACTTTAACTTCCAGATGTTTAATGACGATATTCCCGGTATTGATGCTGATGTTTTGGAGCAATTCAAAGACGAGCTGCCGCAGGAAGAGCCTGCGGAGCAAGAAGAACAGCAAGAGGAAGCTCACGCTGACCATCACAGCGACAACAAAGATGTAGAGCCGACCGAACAACAGACTGAGGAAGAAGAGGAAGTTCCCGAGGGGCCCAATGTTCCGTATAACCGATTCAAAGGCGTAAATGAGCGCATGAAGGCCGCAGAAGCGCGTCAACGTGAGTTAGAAGCTGAATTAGCTAAGTATAAAAATCAGCCACAGCAGCAAGAGCAGCAGGCATCCCCTGCACCTGCCGTTCCACAGAATGTTGGCGATTTTACCGCTGAGCAGATTAAACTTATGACAAACGAAGCACGCCGCCGCGCCGCAAAGCAGCTCAATTTGACCGAAGAAGATGTTGAGAATATTGAATACAGCGACGACCCAGACGTAAAGGCCTCTTATGACGCGCTCACTGTACAACACATGAACGACGTTAGAAAAGAGGTCGTTGCCTACCAGCAAAAGCAGCAGGCTTATATCGACGATATTCAAACGACCAGCGCGGACTACACAAGCGAGGTTAAGAGATTCAATTCCGACCCGGAGTATGCAGCGAAATGGGAGAAAGTCTGCAAAGCCGCACAGCAGCGCGGCAACCGCTTTATGGCAGCAGCACAGGGAGCTATCGACCGTCTTAATTCTGGTAAAGGTACGTCAGGCGATTACTTCTTTGTCAAAGACTTTATGGACAGCGTACTCGGTAACTGGTCTGCAACAACGGCCAAACCGAGCAAAACAAACAAAAAAATTCAAGAAGCGGCAAAACTTCCTACTGCTCCCGAAGTGGGTGGCAGCACTAAAGGCGATATTGTATGGGATACACCAACCATTACCGACTACATCAATAGCGGCAGAATGGACGAAATCCCACCAAATGTGTTAAAGCGCATTATGGGACAGCAAATCGCTCCCGGTGACTATGAGGAATAAAGTCCGCGGAAAGGACTAATAAATGAAATTCGAGTTTTATTTGCAGATGTTTGCCGACACTAAAGTTCCGGCAAACCTTGTAAAGAAAGTATGGGCAGCGCAACTTTGGAAAGAAGCACAGCGCGACAACTTCTTTGCTAAATTCACCGGTACTTCTACCGATTCTATCATTCAAAAGGTTACTCAACTGCAAAAAGAGAAGGGCGACCAAATCACTATTCCGTTGATGATGCGTCTTACCGGCGACCCGATTATGGGCGACGCAATGTTGGAAGGTAACGAAGAAGCACTGCAATTCTACGATTACAGTGTAACCATTAACCAATTCCGTCACGCTGTACGTTTAGAGGGCGCTATGGAAGAGCAGAAAACTATTCTTGACCTGCGCACCGCAGCAAAGGACGGCTTGAAGACCTGGCTGACTGAGTACATCGAGAACCAAATCGTGAAAGCACTGACTGCTTCTCCGACTACTAGCCATGCTATGTATGCAGGTTCTAACACTGCGGAGGGCACTATCACTGCAACCGACCTGCTGACCACCGACCTTATCTCTGCGGCAGCACGTAAAGCTAAAACTATGTCGCCTAAGATTCGCCGTCCGAAGGTTAACGGCAAGGAATATTACATTCTGCTGGTTGACCCGTATCAAGCACGCGACTTGAAAAAGGATACCAAATGGCTGCAAGCTCAGTATAACTGCGCTGAGCGTGGCATTGAAAATCCTTTGTTCAGCGGTATGCTGGGCGTATGGGACGGCGTTGTACTGCATGAGTACGAGAATTTGCAGCGTACTCAGACCGGCGCTTCTAAAGCTATGGTTGGCCATGCTTTGCTGTTAGGCTGTCAAGCTGGCGTGCAGGCTATCGGTAAAGAGCCGTTCTGGAAAGAGAAATCTTTCGACTATGAAAACAAGGTTGGCTTTGCTGTTGGCGGTATTATGGGCTTTGGCAAGTCTAAATTCAACGAAAAAGACTTTGGCGTGGTACAAATCATTACTTCTTCTGCAAACGACTAATCGCATAAGGGCGGGGATACATTCCCTGCCCTTTTTTGTTCTTTATGGAGTTTTAAATCATGATTGAGATTAAATCATTAATCGCAAGACTGCGGCGAACGATGAAGGATGAGGACGAGAACAGTTTTACTGATGAGGAGCTATTGGACTACATCAGCGACGGCGTAGCGTTTATCAGACGTATCATTCTGCCGGTCAATCCCGAATTTATCGCTACTACTTTAGCTAGTGGCACGTTAGACAAGGGACAGAACGAAGTTAAACTGTCTAGCAGCATCCAACAGCTAGTCGACGTGCGTGTCAATGGGAAAAAGGTGCGCATGACAAACATTAACGCTATTGACGATTCAACCAACATCGGGCGAATAGAATGCTACTGTCTGTTAAACAGAAGCAAGATACTGTTCTTTCCTTTGCCGGAAGAACCTTGCACATATGAGGTTATAGGCATCAAACAACAGCCGGAGCTGACGCTGGCAGACTCTACGCCATACAACAATGACTTTGACACAGCTATATTTGAATATGCTGCAGTCCGTGCAGGCATGGGCGATATGTTCCAAATGTCGCAGGAGATGCAGATAATGACAAACGTAGCAGAGCAGGTGGAGAACCTTATCAGATGTACGAATAACAGCGAGGACAACTTTGTAAGAGGGTATTACTGATGGACGTTGATAAGCTCATACAACATATACCAAACAACGTAAGCGGTGACGGCAAGCCTTTTGTAGCAGCACTGAAAAAAGCGTTAATAAAGTACAAAGAAGATCTAAACAAAAAGATTGACGATAACACATCGAGCGCAGGTGAAAAACCCGGACACGTCAGCAGCGTACAGTTATTGGAGCTACATTCAATCAATGACGGCGTTCGCATCAACTCCATACAGGTGTCATGGGTAAAGACCACCGTAACCAACTATGCTAAAGCTGAGGTATGGTTTCGCACGGCTACGGATAAGGCATGGGAGAAGGCTGGAGAGAGCAGCGGCACGCAGTTTGTTTATAGCGGCGCTACAACCGGCTTGACGTACTATATCAAGGTAGTAGCGGTAAACACCAAGGGCAACGCTGCCGACTTTGACACAGCTCCGCAAGCCAGCATCAAAATCCAAGGTAGTCAGTATATCCCTAATCCGCCGACACAGTTTGTACTGACGTGGGACGAGAAAGGCCCGTTATGGAAGTGGCAGTTTGAGCCTAACGAATACATAGATTTCTTTGAGCTGCGTTTAGACCAGAACCCCGGCGTTTGGAATGACAAGAGATTGGACAGCACACGAGAAACGTGGAGCAGAGCCAATCCCGGTGTCAGAAGTGGTACGGCGTATCTGTACATCCGTAATATCTTCGGTGAATATAGCGAACCCGCAGTGCATGAGTTCAGCAAAGCATTGCCGCAGAAGCCGACTGCCCCGCAGTTAACAAGCACGATTGACGGCGTTCGCATCAAAATGCAAGGCTTACCGCTGGGCGCAACAGGCTACAAGATTCATATTAAGACTAAGGATAGCAAAGAAACCGTTGAGGATGATTTCTATACCGTCAACAGCGAGTATATCTACTTCTTCTTCATCGGGCATATAACAGTCAAATACTGCTTTGTCGACCCGCTAGGTGACGGCGAATGGAGCGATACGAGCGAAGCGGATTGTAAAGCTGGCATTGATATAGGCCAAGTACCGACCATTGACTACACCAAATTTGACAAGTTTACGCAGGATGCTATCGACAAGGCTAACAATCAGCCTAGCATTAATGACGCACTCAAAAAGTTGATTACTGATAATACCACGGCTATCAACGAGGCTAACAAACTGATTGACGCTAATGCAAATGGTATACATCAGAACACTGACAGTATTTCAAGCGTTATGACCAAAGTAAATGGCTTGAATGAGAAAGTAGAGGGCATAGAGGGTACAGTAACCACACAGGGTACTGCTATTGTGCAGACTGCTGCTGATATTACGGCACTAGCCAAAAGAGTAACAGTCAACGAGGGTACAATCAGCACTAACACTTCTTCTATTCAGCAGAACGCCGATTCTATCACAAGCGTAGTTAAGCGTGTAGACGATGCAGAGGGTACTTTAAAAACCCACGGCACAGCTATTCAACAGAACGCCAACAGCATATCTACAATCGCTATGGATGTTCAGGGCAACGCTTCTGCTATCGAGCAGAACGCCAAGAGCATTACCGCTATTGTAGAGGACGTGAAAGGCAACAAAGCATCTATCCAAACCAACGCTGACAATATTACTAGCATCGTTACAAAGGTCGATAAGCAAGGCTCAACGATTGATAAGCAAGGCTCAGCAATCGTACAGAACGCTAACAGTATTACAAGCGTGGTTACGGAGCTGAACAAGAAACCTGCCGACTGCAACTATTCATCTATCAACCAACTGCAAGACGATATACTGCTTTGCGTCAAAAAAGACGGCGTTGTCAACGCTATCAACGTATCTACTGAGGGCGTTGTAATCGACGGCAAAAAGGTACATATCACAGGCGATACAGTGTTTGACAAAAATGTTATCGTAGGCGGTATGATAGCTGCCGAAAGTATCGCGCTGGAGCATTTAAAGGCTAACTCCGTATCGTCTGCCAAGATACAGGCTAATGCTATCACGTCAACTAAAATTGCCGCAGGAGCGGTGACGGCAGCTAAAATCGAAGCAGGAGCTATTACTGCCGAGAAGCTTGCCGCTGACAGCGTAACTTCTGATGCTATACAGGCAGGAAGCGTTATCGGTGACAAGATAGCGGCGAACACGATAACAGGCAAACACTTTGCAGCAGCCAACATCGACTTGACAGGAGCTTTGACGATTACAGGCGGTAACGTCAAACTGAGCCAAGAGGGATTGAGATTAAGCAGTAACGACGGCTCGTTTACCTTGTTTAACCAAGAGGGCATTAACTACGTTGATGCTCACGGCATTACATATGCACAGGTTAAAAAGATGATTATCGGCAAGGCTTATGATGGGCAGTACATTAGATTTGCTGCTCCGTGGCCTGCACCTCCGAGCGTTTTAATGTCGCCAATGACAATTAAAATCAACGATGAGAGTTATCCTACCGCTACATTTTACCTTGTATGTGAAGCAACAGATATTACTGAAAACGGCTTTAAAGTCAACAACTACTTGCGATTAGACGAAGGCTCATATGGTGTAAATAACGATGAACGTACAGATAATACTAGCATTTACAATGTGCTGAAAATGGAACAGTATTGGTATGGACACTATAGTTACTCTTATGATTTTAAAGTATCGAGCGACGTAATGGACGTAACATTCCCGGAAACTGCTAATTATATTGAGCTAAGTTTAATTTTAGATATAAAAAATCCGTTAGCGCATTATGAGCACGGAAATGAAGATAACGGAAGTTCCGGCGGATATGTAAATGGCAGTGTTAATATTGATTATCCGAATGCAAATCGTGGGCACACAAGCTATGACAACTCAAAAAGAACGATTACGGCACAACTTTATATCGGAGAAACCAAACTATCAGAAGCAACATTTACTGTCACGAGTTCCTTGCCAAGCGAAAAAAAGAATTTTGTGTTGTCTGGTAGATTTGAAACTGGACAGACGAGAGCTTTTATAAGAATTATATGGAATATGAAACTGAACACTGGCGAACATGGCTCGTGGGAAACTTTATATAACGGCAGAAATGATATAGCTAGAGCTTGCTGCGCTGCAAGCGTCACAAAAGCTTACCACAAGTATTCTGCTGCTACATCAAAAATAGCTAGAGGATATGCAATGTTCCTTGTAACCGACGGCAGTACCAACACCTACACGGCGGAAGTAACTGTACAAGTCCTGATTAACTATGACGGCAAGCCGTTGGCGGCAACGACAATAACAGTTGACGGCGTTGAGTATACTACCAACTTAAACGGAATAATCGAAATGAGCGGCAACGGCTCAAAAGAGCACACATTCGCTTACGGCACTGCTCCGACTACCAAAGCGGTAGTCAACTATACTGACGGCGTTGTAACTACGATTGAGATTCAACCCGCCAGCATTACTTGCTATCTGCGCATATTGTATGACGGTAAATCGGTGGCAAATGATACAGTTACAGTCAACGGCGAAGCAAAGGCAACTGATGCTGATGGCAAAATTGCAATCGATGGCATTGATAAACATACAGGCGATTACGTTGTAGCTTATGGCAATGATAGCACTAAAATAACTGTAACCTATGTTGCTAACGGCGTAACCAATGTAGCATTGTATAGCATCGTCGAGGGCAGCAAGGTGTTTACCACTGAAGACAACGGCACGGAAACATTTACTGTTCCTGCTGGCATCACTAAATTACTGCTCACAGCAACAGTGAATAATGCTGACTTTCCCCCGGGAGAAGAAGTACAGTACAGTTGCAGTGTAACCAATACTGCTAACAATACAGTATGGGGATATGGCGAGGCGTACAGGTTCATAGAAGATGACGGCGAAACCGAACACACCGATATGCGTAGCGTTGTAGAAGTAACTCCGCGCAAAGAGTACACGCTGAAATTCGTAGGTGCTACAATCAACGATACTGTTGACGGCATCAAATTTGAGTGGAGCAAAACAATAAACGCTATGACTGCAAACATTGTCGATAAATAAGCGAGGTGAAACAATGCAGATAGAATTTGAAATTGACGGTATGCGGCTGACAAGAACGTCAGACGCTTATGTGACAGAGGGTAGCAAGAACTTCGTGCAGTTGCTGTTCACGTTCTCCGACGATTGGGACGGCATCGACAAATATGCACTGTTTGCGAGGGACAACAAAACCTATGAAGTTGCTATCGTAGACGGCAAATGTATCGTTCCCTACGAATGTGCAAGAACATCGGGACAGTTTCAGCTTACAGTAGTAGGCAAGGAAACGGCAGGAGATGTTATTGCAACCACGAGCGACAAGGCGGTGCGGGTCAGTAGCAACGAGTTTGAAGAAAACCCAACAGGTTCAGAAACAAGACTGACTAATACATTTCTTGTCGATACGTTGGCAAGCGCAAAGGATTACGCCGACAAAGCGAAAGAGTACGCAGACAAGGCGGCAAGCGTAGGCATTGAGATTGACAAGGCTGTTGAGAGCGCACAGAACGCCGCTACAAGCGAGAAAGCCGCCAAAGGGTACGCTGATAAGGCTAAAGAATATAGCGAGAACGTCAACGTCTTTATTCCGTCCGTAGATGCTGACGGCGTAATGACATGGACGAATAAAGCTGGGCTGGATAATCCTGCTCCGGTAAGCGTAAAAGGCGAGCGTGGCGAGCAAGGCTTACAGGGCGCAACAGGTGCTAAGGGTGAGCGTGGCGAGCAAGGGCCGCAAGGCCCGAAGGGTGACAAAGGCGAACAGGGTAGCGGTGCAACAGGTAATTACCTGCCGTTAACGGGCGGCACAGTCACTGGCGGCATCACAGCGACTAATTTCCAGACAGGCACAGGGGCAACGAATTATTTCCAATGTCGCAAATTCCGTGGCGAGGGCGATGCTAATTCATATTACCATGCTATAGACTTTGGATATTCGGGTCATGATTCTGTAGATTTTTATGAATATGACCCCAGCTGGAACTTTTATAAATGCCTAACAGGCACAAAGTCTGGAGCAGTCCTAGTCGGCAACATCAACGGCAACGGCTGGAACGGCGGGGCGCGTCTGAGTGGTACGCCGACCGCACCTACTGCGGCTACCGGAACAAATACCACTCAGATAGCAACAACTGCGTTTGTACAGTCAGCCATCCCCACAAACGTATCTTCATTTACTAATGATGCGGGTTATATTAAAAGCGTAAATAATACCAAGCCCGATTCTAATGGCAACGTAACTATCACTGTTAGCGGAGGCGGTGGGGTAAGTACGTCGGAATCTAACACTTGGACGGGAAAACAAACCTTCCAAAAAATGAAATTTAACTTTGAAAGTTATAATGCACCTCGCATTAGCGGTGCTACTGATAATCCGTCCTCATCTGTGGCAGTATATAACGTACAAGGTAACTTCACGCTGGATATGTCGACGTTAGCAGGGCTGTTAAGCAATGGTGATGCTACCGTATTTACCGCTTACATTACTGCGAATGGCTCTTACACTCTGAGCATCACTAATGCAGGTACTTTAAAATATGCTGGAAGCGCAACTGATTTAGCAATAACTGCTAACGGATTACTGTTAAATATTATGTTAATCAAAAGTAGCAGCGGTGTCTTGTCAAGTGTTGCACAGGCAAGTACATTGTCGTGAGGTGATTAAATGGGACTTAATAGATTGATGCTAGTAAAGAAAACTGCTGTCAGCAGTGGGGATAATGTATTTATTATGACTATGGGACAGCAGAGCGGCCAATATGGCTACAGTCGCAACAATGGCAACTATGGTGAGGTTACAGGTGATGTTACACATGACGGTAGAGCAGTAACATTGGTAATGTTATCTTATTACGGCGGTTGGCTTGACGTTGCATTTAAGGAAGAAGGAGTCACGAGTGGCAGTCGCAATATCAGCCTTAATATCACACCTATGGAAACAGGTGTAACTGTTAATTTGACAATAGGCAAAATGTCATATCAAGGTGACTTAGTAGGATTTTATACCTATGTGCAACGTGTACCGTCAAATATATCAAGCATGTTTACCGCTGCTAATGTGGGGAAAAAATATAAAGTCGAAATTGTGTTTAACTAAGGAGGGCTGAGGATGAAAACAACTTATACATACAAAGAGCAGACCTACTCTAATTTATATGAGCTTTCCGAAGCGTTGGGCAAAGACGGCGTGTTTATCCCATTGTCAATCGGTGACGAGGCTTTAACAGAATTAGGTGTAACTGTTACGCACGAGGAAGAACCTATTGAAAACGTAAAACAGCGTAAAATCTTGATGTTAAAGCGTCAGCGTGATACGGCAGAGGTTGAGCCAATCGAATACAACGGACATAGCTTTGACTATGACGACAAAGCGAGAGACCGCATCAATGCAGCTATCATTGCCTTATCGTTACAAGGCGAGGGCGCAACGATTGATTGGACTACGGCAGATAATGCCGATACGCCAGTAACGGCTAACGACTTAAAGATGGTTATCGCCGCTGTTGCTGTGCGTAGTAATGCTTTGCACACGGCCTACCGTGCGGCGAAAGAAAAAGTAGAAGCGGCACAGAACAAGGCTGATATTGAGAAGATTACAATGTAGGTGAGATTATGCCGATAGAAAGACAGGAACAGCTGACTGCTTTCAGTTTCAGCGACTACTCAGGCGGCGTTAATGTAGCACAGCCGCCGGAACAAATAGCAGAGAATGAAGCAGAGCTGATACTTAACTATGAGTACGATTACAACAGGCTGAGGACGAGGGGCGGAACGTCTGCTCCGCTAGTCACGTTGGAAGGCGAGGACGTTATCGAAAGTTTCTTCTATGACGCGGCAACAGAAGCGTATATTCTTTTCTGCAAGGGAACAGAGAAGAAGAAAGGCAACGTCTACATAACATACTTGAATGACACACCAAAACTCTTAGGAGTGCTGACAGGTGCAGACAGACCAATATGTTGCAAGTACGATAACTGCGTATATATCGCAAGCGGCGATAAGCTCCAATATTACGATTATGAGGCACTTAAAACAATCGAGAGTAGTAAACTATGCGACAATGTATTTGAACGCTTTGGCAGGCTTGTAGTGACGCACAGGGGCGATGATAATTTATACTACTCTGCGACAGGTGACGCAAAAAGCGAGAACGCATGGAAAGAGGACAGCAACGTAGACTCATCGAGTAAATGGCTAGAGGTTGGCTACAAGGACGATGGGGACATTATCACTTGCAAGCCAATGGCTAACGACTTGTTAGTTTTCAAGACCAACGGCAGAATTTACAGTGTATCGAATGAATATCCTAGCTGGACAGTATCGCAAGTAGGCGAAAAGAGCTATGCGCAGGATATGCAGCGTTCTATTGAGATTGTCGGGAACAGTGTAGCGTTCATCACAGCAAACGGAATACGAAGCGTTGACACAGTACAGACCTACGGCAACTTCACGATGAACGAAATAGGCTATAAGTTTAACAAACTGCTGACAGAAGTAGTATACAAGCCTATGTGTTGGAACATCGTAAGCAAAAGACAGCTGGTGATTATTCCAGACGCAAGGAACAGGCAGAAGGTGTTTATCTATCAATACAACATGGATGCAGGTTTTGAACTTGAATTTCCGTTTGCTGTTGATGATGTTGCGGAAACTTCTAACGGAGTTATCCTGCTGAGCGGCAATTCCTTATATCGTTGGAGCTTTGACTTGGCAACAGACAACGGGAAGCCGATTGAAACGAAACTGATCACGCGCAAAGTCACAACGGAAGTTGCATTTTACACACGAAAATACAACATTACTATTGAGGGCGATGCAGGCGGGGTAGTCAATCTGACGGCAGGAAAACAGAGTTGGAAGCATCTGCTGAAGAAGTCGCACAGAATAAAATACTTGTACGACACTCTCAGTGAATTGCAGCTTACGCTCACTTCTAACAGTCAGCACACTATCACTACAATTATCTTGTATAGCGTGGTGAAGTGATATGACGTTTGAAGAATGGGTAAAAATATACGAAGATAAGACAGGGGACAAGCATTACTGCCCGCCGTTCTACACTACACTGTTCGATGAAGAAAAAGGATTCGCACAGTATTGGGTAGCGGCGGACCATTCAGTGATGTACGTATATGAATGTTGCGGGGACGGCAAGTACTGGTACGATATGGGAGTGCGCGTTTGCAGGGAATATAATATACCGCGCATGGTTACTATTTGTACAAGACACATCTTGCCTTATTTACGATTACTGAAGTTTAAAATACAATCAAAAATTGTCCAACCGGAACGGCACAACGGTTATAAGATTGAGGGGCTTAACCATTTAGGGAAGCCCTTTTATTGTTGGCCTGCATGGTGGGACGAGGATAAACAATGTAATGCTTATTACGTTGTTAGCGAGGTTAACAAATGAAAAAGTTTTATTTCGACCTGCAAATGTTCAAAGGTAAGGGTGGCAGCACAACTACTTATACAATGTCCCCGGAAGAACGCCAGCTTTTAGTTAAGCAAATGGGGTATCTTGACGAGATTTACCCTAACATGATTCAGCTTAACAAGCGCGCCGGTGATATTTTGTGGAACAGTTTTGCTGATACACAATATGATTTCAACACTGCCAATAAGAACGCGCAGCAGCAAATCAGCAATGCACAGCAAGGACTTGGCAACCTTGCCCAAGGACAGTTACCGCAGGCATATACCGATAATATGACACAAGCCGTACAGAGCGGCGTACAGAATAGCGTAGGCAACCTGCTTAATGATATGGGCAACAAGGGCGTTATCAACAGCAGTGTAACCAATCAAGGGATGAATGATATTAGTAAGAATGTAGCCAACACTATGGCTAATCAGTTTACCAACAATGTTCAGACCTTAGGCGGCTTGTACAATGACCAGATTTCTAATGCCGGACAGGGAATTACTACTGCGGCAGGCGCACAGGATGCAGCCATCAACATTCCTAAACAGATGTGGCAGTTGTCCTTGGGATTGGATTCTGCAAACTCCGGTACTCTTGGCAGTATCGCAGGCAAGTATGGCACAACTACGGTTAAGAACAATAGCGGCGGCTTAGGTTCGTTCCTTGGCGGCGCTGCTACTGGCTTAGCTGGCAATTCTGGTTTCTGGAATTATCTTGGCGGCGGCAAAAAATAAGGCGGTGAATATATATGGCAAGTAATTATATAGACCCCGCTTTTCAAATTGGCATGATGCTAGGCGACGCATACGGCAATATGTGGGCGGCTAATGCCAGAAAGCGGCAAGGCGCAAAAGCTGATGATATTATTGAGCAGATGCAGAACCAACGTGCAATTCAGCGTATCGCAGACGCTCGTAGAGCAGGCATAAGCGATGAGGATGCAGTGCAGGTTATAACCAACAAAATAGCACAGCAGGCAGGCACACAGGGCGCAACACAGGCAACAGGGATGGGACAAATTAACCAGCCTAGCATTGACTTTATGGGAATGGGTGCACAAATGGCAGAGCAGCAAGACCCGTACAAGCTTAGTGTTCCCTCTCCGCTTGACCAATTAAAGGGCGCAGGCGGCAAGGAATACTCAATCAACAAGGCTTTACAGGCAAATCAGAACGCATTAAATAAAGAAAAAGAAGCTCAAGCTTTACTTGCTAGCAACCCAACGGCACAGGCGGCGTATAATTGGAATCCAGATTATACCGAAGATAATGTGCGTAAGGCGTTGAGAAAAGCAGGACTTGCTAAAGATGTTATCGACGAGAAAGTCGGAGAAGTCAAAAGCGACATTGCAAAGAGAGCAGAAGAGGTTCTTCTCCCGTCTATCCAAAAGAAGATGTTCTATGGCTATGACACCGTGGAGAAAGGCGAGGACGGCAATTTATATCCCGTTCACCATGATCCGGACGCAGTTTCTTTTATGCAGGCTATGGCAGAACTTGAAACACTTAAACAGTATTCTCCCGATACTTATAAGACTTATGCAAGCCAGATTGTAGGCCCTCTGGCATTGCATGACGAGAAAGTTGCTGATAAGAGGTATGACAAGCAAGTTAAGGTTGCGCGTGAAAATGCTATACAGAATCGTGTATGGAACTTAGAGGATAAGGAGCAGAATTTTAAAGAGCGAGTATATTTCGCTGGCTTGAAGTCTAAAAATGGCAAATATAGCATTAGCACTGCCGATTACAAGGAAGCACAGAAACGTGCTGGCGAAATAGAAGCATATTATCAAGAACACAAGGAAGCAAATCCGAATTTCAAACTTCCTCCTTCTATGCAAGAAGAATGGGAAGAATCACGAGCCATGATAAAGCAATACCGGCGTGAACGCATGGGTAAAGCTGGCAGCGGGCAGTACACTAATAATCATTCCGATGCTTCTGATAGCGATAAACAAGGCGTTGATTGGAATGATTGGAACTCTATTAATGCAGGTATTAACCAGGTGCTTAAAGACGGATATACTGCTAAAGATGTTTTAAAGCTGGCAGCAGAACACCTTGGCACTGACCATCCGTGGCATAAGATGATTGCTTCCAGTTTTGACCACGAGGGAGCTAAACGGAGAAAAGAGGAAGAAGAAGCGGCAGCAAAAAAACGACTGAACGAAACGCTTTTCCCGGGGACGAATGACGTTAATACAGTTGACCAAACTATAGCAAAAATAGCCGAAGTTGGTTCTGACATTGCTAATGGTAGACCACTCTGGAATCTTGCACACAGGTAAATAAAAAAGAGGACAGTGTTAAAACTGTCCTCTTTTAATAAAATTTACCCATATATGAACCGTGCAACGTAGTAAACGATAGCGGGGAAAGCTATTCCAACGAAGATATACAAGAAAATTATAGTCACAAGCAATCTTATTACGTTGAAAATATATTTGGCGAACCGCTTCATAATTACCACTCCTTATCGTTGGGTATATTATAACATATTTTATTTAAAGGAGCATATCATGTCTGGAAAATTAAAAGACCTTTATGTGAAAAGAAATCAAAATCAATATCAACCGGCAGCCGATAACTGGGAAGCAAGAGCAGCAGAACTGAGCAATATGTCTGGAGGCGCAATGCAACAGGGTGAAACCGCCGGCAATGGCGCATTTGGATGGCTGAAAGATAGTTTTGACGCTGGCGTAGCTGGTGTGTTTGGTGGTACTGCAAGATTAGCTGGCGAGTTTATGCCGTTCGGCAATGACACGCTGAATAGCTGGGGAGATTATTTTGATGATGTTGCCAGACGTAACAGTCCGCAACCTGGACAAAACTTAGAAGGTATAGACTATGTTGCTAGCGCAGTAGGCAACGCACTTGGTTCTGGCGCCGCAAGCGCATTAGAAGCTGGCGCAGTCGCTGGACTAGGTAGTCTTTTAGGCGCAGGCGGTGTAGCAGGTACGGTGCTTGGTGGAGCGTCTAAAGTTATTCCAGGCGTAGGCAAGGCAGTACAGGCTGGTAAAACTTTATGGGGCAGCCCGGTGGGCAAATATTTAGTAGCCAATGTTGCCGGTTCACCGTTTGAAGCAGGTTCTGAAGCGGGTAATCTTATTTCTGATATGCGCAAGGAGAACCAGCAAGGCACAGCAAACTATACAGATGATGAAATTAGGGATGCAGCACTACGCAGTGGAGCACTGAACCTTGCTTGGCTTACTGGTATGAATATGCTTGAAGCTGGCACTTTGGGTAAAATTACAGGTGCGCTTGGCGGCAAGATGGCTAAAGATACCTACAAAGGAATTGCAGGACGTGCGCTCATGGGTGGTGCTGCCAGCGGCATCGGTGAAGGTACGGAGGAATACGGACAGAATCTTATCGGCGACTATTCTAAACGTGGTAGCACTGCTGATTTTAACTACGATGAAGCAATGGAAGCCGCAAAGATGGGCGCTATTGGCGGTGGCGTTCTTGGTGGTTTAGGTTCTGGCTTATCTGCTACATTCTCCAAAAACAATAGCGACGTAGCCGAAGAAATTGCAAGTGAAGACGGCGGCACTATTGAAGAAGCTCCAGAAGCAACTGTAAGCGGTAAAGAAGCGTTCATTAACGCTATCGCAGGACAGGAAAGCGGCGGCAATTATAACGCAGAGAACGGCGATACCGGCGCTTATGGCAAGTATCAGATTATGCCGAGCAACTGGCCTGCATGGGCAGAGGAAGCAGGAATAGGCGCAGACGCTCCCAGAACACCAGAGAATCAAGAGATTGTTGCACGCTTTAAACTTGGACAGTATTATGACAAGTATGGCGCACGTGGCGCAGCTATTGCATGGTATGGCGGTGAGGGCGCACTGAATTACAGTGACGAAGCATTGAACCGCAAACAGGGCGACAACGGCGAGTATCCCTCCATTAACGAGTATGCAGATGAAGTGCTTGGAAGAATGGGGAATGTGGCTGACAGTGTGAGAATTGACGATACGATTGACGATACAGAGGAGAATTACTTTGACAATTATACCGACGATACTATTCCAGACTCTCTAAACCCCGTTCGAGGCTTTGACGTGAGCCATTTAGATAAAGGAACTGCGCAAGACAGAAACAGTTTGCTTTATGGGGAAAGAGTTAAGAAAGCAAAACCGGCACCGGCTAGCGAAGAAGTCGCTTCTTTCAATCAAAGTTTAGATAACAGCAATGCGCAGAAAGCTCCCAATAGTTTATTTGTGAACTCTCCACGTAGTTGGGATGCAGCGGAACGCATTTATAAAGCAAGAGCAAAAGAGCAGGCAGAACGCAAAGCACGTGCGCAGGCTATTGTCAATATTGCTAACGCACAGCAACAGTCTTTCTTGAATGTGCTTAGAAATCGTGCGACACAGCAATGGGACAATGCAGAGCAGGAATATAAGGACAGAAAGCAGGATAAACTTCAATCTCTTGCAAATGTCATTAACGCACGCGCTGCACAGAAGTGGGATGCTAAAGAAGTAGATAACGCTCAAAAAGCAAGAGTAGAGCAAGAGAAGCAAGCTCAACTGCAAAACATAGCTAGACTTCTTGATGCTAGAGCAGCTCAACAGTGGGACAATGCAGAGCGTGATGCTAATTTAAAACAAAATCAAGCACAGGCTTTAGCTAACTTATTGAACGCTAAAGCAGCAGGACAGTATGACGTAGCACAGCAGGTTTATGCTAATAGAGCAAAAGAACAGGCTGAAAAGCAAAGACAGCAGCAGGCTATTGCAAACATCATCAACGCTAGAGCAGCGCAGAAGTTTGATGAAGCTGAAACTGCCGATAAGTTTAAATTTGTTCCGCAACGTCAGAGTATGTATGACGGAGCTATGCGCCGCAACCTTGCCGCACAGGATAAAGTCAAACCGGAAGAACAGCCGAGCGTAGAACCTACCGAGAGAAATGGTGCAGCGTTAGACAAGCGAAATATGCTTGACGTTACCTTGCCGAAGGTTAGAGAACAGCACAAATGGGATAAAGAGCATAAAGAGTATCATGCTGAACGCTACGGCGAATCCGCTTTGCCGCAAACTCAACTTTTAAGCACTGATAGAGCCGCACGCCGCAATATGCCTAAGCCTGGTATTGAAGCTAGAAACTTTATCAATGACAGGGCAGAGAAAAAAAGCGCACGTGAACGGATGCAGGATGCTATTGCTTTTGTATGGAAAGATGACCCGAAGCATCCGATGAAGTCTTGCAGAAGACAGCTTAATATGTTCCGTGATATGCGTAAGGAGTATTTGCAGCCTATATACGATGTTATGGCAGAGGGCGCAGGCAACGGCGTTTCACGTATTCCTATTATCGAGTTTGACAATCAGCATCGTGGCAGATTTTATCGTCAGAGCAATAACTCTCCGTGGTATGCTAAGTATTTCAAGGAGCATAAGAAAAAGCCTACACAGAAGGCTATGTATGACATTGCAGAGGAAGTTGCTTTTGGTGAAAACGCTGATGTAGGTTATTATGCCGGAGTACAGGGCAAAGAGCTTGAAGCAATCGTCGAAGAAAACCACGCACAGCTCGACCCGATTAACGATTATATCCAAACATACGAAAGTTTAGAGCTTAGACTAAAGGAGAATCCTAACTATGGCAAAGAGCAAGCAGAACGCATTAACAAAGCTGAGGAAGCACGCAGAGCAGAAAAACGCAACGCTGGGGAAACTGCAAGTGCCGAAAGTATCCAGACTGAAGCGAAACAGCCTGCCGAATCTAATCAAGATGAAGTAAAAGAAACTGTTGAACAGCCAACAAAGAAGAGCTTTTTCTCAAAAAGAAATGAGCAGGCAGAAAAAGAGCAACGTGCTCAAAGCAAGGCTGAAACTGAGCAAGGCGAAAAGCTCAATCTCCCTAAAGGTACTACCGTTGATGTATCAATCGTAGGCGATAACTCTAACATCATTCAAGTTAAGTTTAACGGCGCACAGGGCAAAGGCACTGGCGGCATTATGGGCAGAGCAGGCTATGTATGGAAAAGCGATAAGCAATTATGGCAGGCACGCAAGACCGAAAAGGCAATGGACGTTGCAGAGCAGTTAGGCTATACCGAGGAAGCAAAACCGCAAGAGCGTGATTATGAGCTTGAACACGAGGAGCTGTGGGATACCTTTGCTACCAAACTGGGCATTGATAATATTCTGAGCGTTGACAAAGCTAATGAGGAATTAAAAGGCGTAGAAGGATTACATGACGGAGCTATTGTGTATTATGACAACAACAATAGGATTTATCATATTATTTCTAAAGAATCCGACCCAGAAATGCTGAAACTCGGTTACAATTATGATGTTATAACATTCGACGTTCATCACATGCCAATCAGCGCAGGAGCAGTAAAAACTGCTGATGAAGTTATTAAACGTGTTACAGGCAGAAGCGAACAAAAAGCAGAACCTAAAGCAAAGGCTAGCGCAGATACTTTCAGCAAGAACCCGGATGCACTGGTTAAAGGCGATAAGATTTCCTCTATGCCTTTAAGCGCAATGAAATTTATTAAAGATATGTTCGATAAGGGCGAAGCTAGGCAGAATGCGAAAGATGCTATTAGAATCGCACTGTTCAAATCTAAAGACTTAGAAGCAAGCGCACGTAATAACACGTATGATAACTTCAAAATTGCTTATTTCGATGCAGCGGAGAATTATCTTGCGGACAACGTAGACAACAATCCTGCTTATGCTAAATTGCTGGAAAGCGGAAGCTTTGCTAAAGAGAACATGGAACGCGCCGCAAAAGAAACTTATAATTTATTCCGTGTAGGCATGGAGAAGCAAGCAGAGTCTAAACCTGTTGAAAAGCAGGAAACTAAAGAGCCTGCTACACGTTTTGACGGTGAGCGCGCAAGAAAATCCCTTGACGCTTTAATTGGACGCAAGAAAAAGAGTGAGCCGCAGAAGAACGATGTTGTCCCGAAATCTAAGTTTATGAACGTATTCAACGAGGATGAGTTAGACGCAGAGATTGAAAAAGCTAAAAAGGAAATGAGCAAATTATCTGCTAACCCTATGTTTAACCCTGCGTTGATGAAGTCTTTATTTAAGATTGGCGGCATCTACTTGCAAAAAGGCGTGAATAAGTTTGCTGCATGGGCGGATAACATGGTTGATGTTATGGGTGAAAAGGTACGTCCGTTCCTGCCTGCGGTATGGGATTCTCTTAAAAAGTACCCGGATAACCAAAAATTTAACGATGATGTTATGACTGCGGTAATGGAATACGTCGGAGAAGGCGTGGACAATGGCAAGAGCTTATCTGCCATTAAACGCGAATTTGCTGATGATTACGGCGACGAATACCTTGGCTATGTTGATGCTGCCTTTGAGGGAGTAAAGAAATATCCTACTTCCGATAATGTTGCAGATGTGGTAGAATCTAAGCAGGATAATACCGAAGGAGGTAAGGAAAATGGACAACGCAATGGAATTAGCGGAGAAGTGGGTAACAGCGGACTTGGAAGCGGAGAAGCGGAAGGAAGTGCCGCAGGAAACCGAGGAGGACAGAAAGTACAGACTGGATTGTCTGGACAGACTGAAACAAGACCGCGAGAAAATGGGAACGTTGGAGCCGGAAGACCTGGCAGACATTCTGGAGCAATGGGAGTACCTGCGTCCGAATATGGTAGCACGTCTGGAGAAAGAGGGAAGACTGCTGATAATGGCGGAACTTCTTTACAACAGAGCGTGCAAGAATCAGACGGAAGTGGCGAAACAGAAGAATCTGGACCCGCAGGAGAGGATGCAGAGAATGGCGGACGCGGAGAGCTGTCTTCTTCTGTACCCAGAAGAAGAATAAATAAAGGCAGTTACTCTATTTTAGAAAATGGCAACTACCATGCAAATAACGAAGACGCACTATTAGGCAATGGAAAACATGAGCCGACAGTGCGTTTTTCTATTAACCTTAAAGCTATTGAAGCATTAAGACGTTGGCAGGAAGACGGTATTGAACCTACACCAGAAGAAAAAAATGCTATGGCGCATTATTCTGGTTGGGGCGGCATGAAGAAACTTCTGTTTGAAGGCACGTGGGAGAACCCCGAATATGCAAGCGGCGAGTGGAAAGAAGCTAATGACAAATTACGTAAAGCATTAGGGAAAGAAGCGTGGGAAACTGCGTGGCTGAACGTAAGCAATCAATACTATACTCCTCCTAGCGCAATTGCTAAAATGTGGAATTTAGCTACACGCTTAGGCTTTAAAGGTGGCAAAGTGCTTGAGCCGTCAATGGGCGTTGGCAACTTCTATGCTTTAATGCCTGCAAAACTGCAAAAAGAAGCAGTGCTGACAGGTGTAGAGATTGACCCTATTGCTGGCGAGATGGCGAAAGTGTTGTACCCGGACGCGCATATTTTTGTACAAGGATACGAGAAGCACGCAGCACCCGAAAACTTTTATGACCTTATTATCGGTAACGTTCCGTTTGGTGAGAACACTCTTAAAGACAGCAAGTACAGCGGCGAGTTTGCCGACCCGTTGCAAATTCACGACTTCTTCCTTGTGAAGAATATCGGACAATTACAGCCCGGCGGTATTCTTATGGCTATCACAACCCATAATTCGTTGGATAAAATCAACACTACAGTACGCTCACACATTGCCAGAAAAGCTGAATTAGTCGGCGCAATCAGACTTCCTAATACTACTTTTAACGGAACCGGCACAGATGTAATGACAGATTTGTTGGTATTCAAGAAGCGCGACAAAGAAATCGGCATCGAAGAAGCTATCAAACTGCCGTGGGTAAAAACTGCTGAACGCAAGGTAAGATATGCCGGGGAAGAAAAAGTTATCAATTTCAATAAGTATTTTGAAGAAAACCCCCAAATGGTAGCAGGCCAGATGAATGTCAAGAGCGGTAGGTTCGGTCCGGAACTAGGAACAGTTGCTGCAAATCCTAGCGAAGCGATAGATAAAGCGATTGAAAACTTCCCTAAAAACATCATGAAGAAAACCAAAAGCAAGGCTGAAAACGAGTATGTATCAGCAAGCCAGAATGTTAAAGACAGAGGCTTGTATTACAATTCTAAAGGCAGCCTTGTTTATCGTGACGGCATTCAAGAGAAGAAAGTGACGCTGGAAGATTATCGCTATGCGAAGAACGAGAGTAAAAACCTGCTTGAGCGCAGAAGAGAAATTGTAAACTCTTTAATGGGTGTATATGATAAGTACAGCAAACTTATTGAAGCAGAAAATAGCAAAGCACCTAACTTAGAGCAGATTAGGCAGGAAGCTTTAGAAGCTTATGAAAATCATGTTAATACTTATGGGTATTACGTGAAATACTCTAAGCGCAAAGACGGCAGTACGAAAACAGTGTTTGCTAAAGAGCTGAGGTTCTTTAGTGACCTGGGTGACGCAGAAAAATTCATTGACTTGTCTGCATTGGATTATAACAATAAACCTGCTCCCATCCTGCTTAAAAAGGTAACTACCGACTATCAAATGGGCGCACCGACTGTTGCAAATGCGTACTTGAAGCAGCTTTTTAACGGCAATAATAATCTTGATATTGCACAACTTGCAAAGGACGCTAACACAACAGAGAGTGAAGCAATCAAAGAACTGATTGACAAAAACGCAGCATACAAAACTCCTAGCGGAGAATATCAGCCCACGAACATTTATCTGGCTGGCAATGTAGTTGAGAAGTTAAAAGAAGCTCAGGCCGCTTATGATTTAGGTGACAAGAGCATGAAACGCAACATTGACGCATTGACGGCAGTACGTCCTAAGCTTGTATCTTACGTTTCTATTACTGCGAAAATAGGCGTGCCGTGGGTAGAAACAAAAGATTATGAAGATTTCATAGCTAGCCTTTTAAATGCGCAGAGTGGAGCTGATATTGGCGTACGCGTAGAAAACAAGGCTGGCGCATGGAAGGTTCAAATCGACAGTAAAGCGGCGCTTGAATCTCCTTACGCTACTGAAAAATATGGTATGCGAGCACCATTTGTAGACTTTACAGACTTCCTTGAAGCCGCTATGAACAAAAAAGAAGTGTCTATCAAAAAGCCTATCACTGAAAACGGCAGAGTAAGAGGTTACGAGGAAGACGTAGAGGGAACTAAAAAAGCGGCGCAAAAGGTAGAACAGATACAAAACGCCTTTGCTAATTGGCTGTGGAATCAAGACGCAGACCGAAAAGTAAGAATGGAGCTTGCGTACAATGACACGATGAACGCAATAGTACCTCCGGTGTTCGATGCACGCTTAATGCAGTTTGATGGACTAGTAAAAGAGCTGAACGGCAAGCCTTTTGACCCGAGAATTCATCAACGCAACTTTGTATTAAGAGCATTGCTGAACGGCAGAGGTGGCGCTTACCATGAAGCAGGCACGGGCAAAACCTTAATTATGTCCATGCTTTGCATGGAGCTTAGACGTAGCGGAAAGGCACATAAACCGTTGATTTTGGCACATAACGCTAACGCGGCGCAAGTTGCTAAAGATATAAAAACCTTCTACCCTACATCAAAAGTATTATATATTCCTAAGTTTGGCGGCGGAAAGAATGCTAATTTGACAAAACGCCTTATAGGTCAAATTAAGAGCGGCGATTGGGACGCTGTTGTAATTCCGCACCAAGCCATTGACAAGATAGCTTTCAGTGAAGAAACTTTAAAAGCTATCAAGAATGACGAACTGGAAGCTATTAAGGAAAATATTCGCACAATCGCAGATGAAGAAGCAGAGAAAAGCGGAAAGAGCAGAGATGTAGAAGAACTTGAAGAAAAGGACTTCGAGCTTACCGACGAGGATAAGGCAGCAATCAAAGACAAAGGAAAAGGCAAGAAAAGCGGTGGTAAATTCTTAGGGGACAGAACAAGACGTGCTATGTTGCAATACAAAGCATTCCTGCTTACGTTGCAACAGCAAGCTGAAAACTATGATAAGCCGGACTATATCCCATTTGAAACAATGGGAATAGATGCAATCTTAGTAGACGAATGCCACGTATTTAAGAAAGCACCTAAAATCACGAAACGCCAGGTAAAAGGCGTAGACACACAAACGTCTAAAGCTGGTATTAAAATGTCCTGCTTGACTGACTATATCAATATGAAGAATAACAATAAAGGCGTATTCTTGTTTTCGGGCACAATGATAACCAACACCATACCGGAAATTCATACAATGATGCGCTTTGTTATGCCTGACACATTGAAAAAAGCGAACATTTATAATCTTGACGATTTCTTGAATACCTTTACAGGTACTACTAATGATATTGAGCCTACTTCCGATGGTTCGTGGGAGCCGGTAGAACGTCTTACACAGTTTTATAACATTACTGAACTGAAACGAATTGCCGGACAAGACTTTGACATTGTTACAACTAAAGGCTTGCCGGGATTTGAACTGCGTGCATTGCCTAATGGTAAAACTCTTGAAAGCAAGAATTTAACTGAGTCTGAAAAGGACGAACTTTTGAATGGCAGAAGCGAAGACCCGAAAGGCCTGCCAAACTTCAAAATTCAAAACATTGTAATTCCTAAAACCAAGAGGACTAAAGCAATCTCACAAGCTATACAAAAAGCTGCGCAAAAATGGAAAAAGGCTAAAAAGCTTGATAAAGCCATGTTGCAAAAAGAAGGCTACGGCTTGAAACTGCAAACGCTTCCGAGTGCAATAGGCATGAGCTTACGCAATCTTGATGCATCTTTGAGAGATACGCCGCATTCAAAAGTTAATATGTGCGTGCGTAATGTAATGGAAATATACGATTCGCATCCAAAAGCCTGCCAAGTAATTTTTACTGAAAAAGGGTACAATGGCACGGTTAACAGAACGCACAATACAGTTGATTTGGTAAAAACCCCAAAAGGCCCGAGAGCTAAAATTGTCAACTCAAAGAAGTTTGAGCTTGAAGGATACAACCTTGTAGATGACCTTAAAACAAAACTTATCGAACAAGGCGTTCCCGAAAACGAAATAGCAGTTGTTGACGGCAGCACAAGTGACGATAAACGTGCAGATATTGCAGAGCGCGTAAGTGCCGCTGAAATCCGCATAGTAATCGGCAGCAGCCAGACTTTAGGCGTTGGCGTAAATATGCAAAGGAATTTACGTGCAGCACATCATTTAGATGCTGTTTGGATGCCGGGCGATTTAGACCAGATGAATAAGCGTTCTAAACGTCAAGGAAATTGCTGGAATACTGTTTATAGTTATCGCTATATCGCTCCGGGATATGATGGCAAGATGTGGTCTGCTTTATCACAAAAGCAAGCGTTTATTTCTGCTTTTACTGATACTAAAAATAATATCAGAATCATTGATAGCGATGCTTTATCTACTGGTGACGGCGAAGGAAATGCAAGCGTAAATGATATTGTGGAAACCTTGACAAATGCAATCGACGATGTTCGTGTATTACAGAAAGCTAAAATCAAAAACAAACTTGATGCATACGCAGATAACGAAGTTGTATTTAGAAAGAGTAAGGCAGAAGCTGCTGACGAGGTAAAACGTCTGCAAGAGAAAGAAATTCCCGCACTTGAAAAACAAATCCAAGCGTACAAGGACGACTACAAGACTTATAAAGACAATAAGCCGGAGAAGTTTACTTGTAAAATAAAAACTGCTAAAGGTTGGATTGAGTTTACCGACAGGGCAAAAGCCGAAAGTGTTCTTAGAACTATCCTTAAAACATCTAAGAATGATAAATACTGCGAATACAACGGCTTCCGTGTAACCATGGAATCACAGGAGCTGTTGGGCAATGGATATTATCTTATAGCACATGGTGCGAACGGCAACGAGTATTCAACTGCAAGCGGAACTTTTGCCGGACTTTCCCAACTGTTGGCTAATATACCGAAGCGAATTTCTAAAGCCGAAGAGTCACTCAAAAAGGATAAAGAAACTGTAAAGATTAAGCAAAATGAGCTTAACGAGGAATCTCCATACGCTGATATTGTTGATACTTTGCAGAAAAAACTGAACGCAATAGAGAAGGATTTGCAGGATAATCCCGTTCCAGCTCCCGAGTGGTTCAGGCTAAAAGTCCCGATTGATACTTTTGTTGAGTATAACGGCAAAAACTACCTTGTTACCGGCTATTCAGTTAAATACAACGATCAGCCGTACAGCGTTATAGGTACATATGTTGACGAAGACGGTAAAGAAGTTGAAGCTAAAATCCCGGCTAATAAAGCAATGGTTGACGGTTTCCCGGTATTGACCGATGAAGAAATGGATATTGACCCCAAGAAAGAAATCCTTGACGAAACCGACGATACTCCAGAACTTCAATCAGAAATCGATAAAGCCGTAGAAGCGGTAGACAGAGTTTTTTCAGATGACCCATATTACCGGAATCCGAGAAAAGCTACGCTGACGATTGACGGAGAAACCATTGATATTACGAAAGACTATCAAGAAGGCAGCGCACGAGAACAAATTGAGAAACTGTTCCCAATCGGCAAAACATTCTACTACAATGGGCAAGAAATTACTGTAGAAAAAATTGCTGCTAACGGCAAGGAATACCAAATTGTTACACACGAAAACGGACATGAATCATGGATTAGCCCATGGAATTTAAGTGACTCCAAAAACGGAGAACCCGTTATTTCGCTTGAGAAAGCGCAGGAACTTTTCTATGGAAACACTCAATACTCCGTATCTTCTGAAGCAGTACAACGTGCAAAAGAAGAAGTAGAAGCGGAAATCAGAGCGGCGTTCCCCAACGGCAAAGTAGAATATGTCAACGGCGTACCGACTATCACAATGCCTAACGGTTCTAAATTCCAATACAGTATTCGTGAAAACATCGTTGTAAATGCTAAAGAGCAGAGAAAAGCCGACGCAGCGCACGGCACTAGCGGCGCTAGGGTACAAGGTTTTTGGAAGAAGTTTACAGGTAATGGCGTTCAAAGAATGTTGGCAGTATCTAAAAACAGCGAACGTGGCACGGCTTTTCACGAAGCTATGCACGCCGCTATTGACCTTGTACTGACCGAAAAAGAAAAGAACGCACTGTACAACTACTACGAAAAGAAAGCTAAAGAGCAAAATCGTGATGTTGACGAAGTAATTGCAGACGCTTATCGTGACTGGGTACTTGCTAGACAGCGTAAGAGCGGTACTATGTTTGGCAAACTTTGGCGTAAAGTCAAAGACTTCTGTACCAGAATCAAGGCAATCTTTGACAAGGGCGCAGAAGTAGAGCGTATCATGCAGGACGTTGAAAGCGGCAGAGTGTACGAACGTAGCACTAACAATCATAGTGTGACGAAGCGAATTTCCTTTAGCAAAGCAGAAATTCAAGGCCAAAAGGGAAGCGGAACTACACAAGTAGCGACTACACGCACTATGTATGTGAAGGCGTTGAAGTGGTTACGCAATCAATCCCCGGAAGCTAAAACAGTGCTTGACTACGGCGCAGGCTTAGGCTTAGGCACTGACGATATGCGTTCCAACAATCCCGACTTGAACATAGACTGCTACGAGCCTAATCCGGAGAGATGGGCAGGAAAGCAACCGCCGACTTACACAAACAACACTCAAATCAACAAGGACTATGACTTAATCCTTAACACTAACGTGCTGAACGTTGTTGAGAAGCCTATTCGCGACTTGATTGTTAAAGACATTGCAGATCACCTTACTATGGGCGGCAAAGCGTTGATAACAACAAGAGGTTGGAGCAACGATGTAAACGCAGCGAAAAACTTCAAGCCTGCCGACGAGCATCATGCAATATGGATAAACAAAGGCAAGAACGGCTATGTATTCCAAAAAGGCTTTGACGGCGACGAACTGAAGAATTATATTGAAGAACTGTTAGGCGACGAGTTTGTAGTTGAAAAGACTAGGCCGACATTCGGTAAGTCTAGCGTTACAATCACAAGAGTTAAGGCGCAACCTAATAAAAGCGCAAAGCAACTTGGATTATTCGATACTGACTCTTACCAAGAAATGCCAGACTCCTACAAAACTTTGAAAGGTTCTGTTGTTAAACGTTCCAAGTATGGAGTAGGCAAACAAATGGGAAGCCAGGTTTACTTACACAAAGACTATGTTAGCGACGTGGTCCCGAAAAAAGTATGGGAGAACGCATTAAAAGTTTTGAGTGATGCAGACAGCGACTTTGAATACAACTGCGTTATGTATGACACCAAGACCGGGAATGTTAGGTTCGATGAAGCTCTGATATTGTCAATATTGGTTTACACTTTTTTCACAAGGATGTTCGACTTATGCTG